GCAAAAGAGCCTATGTACTGGCCGTTGCGCCGCTTGTAATCGAAAACCTGCCGGATTTTCTTTGAGGTCTGATAACAGTACTGGTCGTTGAACATGGACCATTGAGGAAGGGGCTTCTATTGTTTCCCCTATTTTCGACAATTCTGCTATTTTAGTCTGCATATTGTTTTTACTCTACCAGACCGACATACCGATAAAACACTTTAATGTCCTGGTGGCGCTGGCCGTCTACAACGGTGCGCTCACCGATTTCGATGTGGTCTATCAGCTGGTCCAAAACGGCCCGGTCAAGTTTCTGCAAGTTCAAATATTTTTGAATGAGTACCGCCCAATCATGAATGGCGGCAACTTTCTTTTCTGCCGCATTTACTTCGGCCAAAAGCGCCTCCAGGCGTTCCGCCTTGGCAAGACGTTCCTGCTCATTCTTTTGCATCAGCAATACAAAGGTATCCCCGCTGATTGCACCGCTATACTTGTCCTCATAAAGTTTAGCGGTCAGGGATTCCAACTCATGCACTCGGCGGCGAAGTCTGCTGATCTCCTGCTTAACTCCAGACAGCCGCCGTTCATCAAGATCGGCAATCTGGCATTTCAGCTTGTCCACAACCGCATCCTTGTCCAGCGTTACCGCCTGGGCCTGCGCTCGGATTTCTTCTGAAATAATTTGCGCCAGTGTCAGCTCTGATACTCTGTGTCTGGAGCATACACATCTGCCGGACCGCAAATACCGATTGCAGGAATAGGAAACGTAGCGTTTGACATCTCCGTTTTTCCGATGCTGGATTTGCGAAGATGCCACCATGGGGGATTTGCAGTCGGCGCATACCAGGATTGAGGAAAACAGCTTGGGCAACGGCGCTTGATTGTTTGTGGTGCGCTCTTTTGCGGTCTGGTTAATTGTCTGAACCGTCTGCCAGACCTCTGTTGACACGATAGCCTCATGCGCCGCTTCATGGCGTATCCATGCGGAAGCAGGCTTGTTGATTAGTGTAGGGTCCTTATAGGAACGTGACCCCGTTCGATTCTGGCACAAGGTCCCGGTATAGACCTCATTGCGAAGAATAACCTTTACCATGGTGTCTGTCCAGAGCTGTGCGGAGGTCTCAGGACCTTTACCACAGTTCTGCTGCCAGTACCGGCGTGGCGGTAAAATACCTTCCCCGTTGAGTACGGCGGCAATCCTGCTGTAGGCTGTCCCCGCCAGACGCATCTCATATATCCGGCGCACGATACCGGCGGCATATTCATCAATCACCAGCTTGTGCTTGTCCTCAGTACTTTTTTGATAGCCATAGGGGGCGTAAGCAGAAACATACTGCCCACTGACCTTTTTGCTGTGCAGGACGGATTTTATTTTGCTGCTCAGGTCCCGAAGGTGGTAGTCGTTCATCAGACTGCGAAAGTGGAGCATATCGGTATTGTCTCCCTCGCTGTCTAGGCAGTCCAGAACGGACACAAACCGGCATCCCAGCTGAGGAAAAATAATGTCTGTATAACGTCCGACCTCCACAAAGTCCCGGCCCAGCCGGGAGAGGTCCTTCACCAGGATGAGGTTGATAATACCTCTCCGGGCATCCTCCAGCATCTCCAGAAAACCGGGCCGCTGAAAGTTGCCCCCACTGTAACCGTCATCCACATAGGTTTTGACCTCTACCCAGCCGTTGAGCATAGCAAATTTGGACAGCAGCTCTCGCTGATTCTCAATACTAGTGGATTCATCAGCGGGAATGTAGTTCATCGCTTTTGCGGAATTGGAAGCGTCATCCACGCTCAACCGGCAGTAAATGCCCACGTGATACACAGTATTCATATAGCCTCCTGCTCGGTCTGCGCCAGGGCATCGTCTACGCACCCCACATAGCGGTAGAACACCTTCACATCCTGGATACGGATACCCAGGTGCTTTTTGGCCTCGCCGATTTCAATCCGGTCTACCAGCTCAAACAGGATGCTCTCATCCAGTTCGGTAATTTCTGTATATTGCCGGATGATTTCTGCCCAGCGGTCAGCACCCTGACGCCCTTCCGTCTGCTCCTTGACCTTCCGCTCCAACTCCGGGAGTGTGGCCGCTTTCTGCGCCCGTTCAGCCTCATACTTCTGCATCAGCGTCTGGAATACTGCCTGGGGAATGACCCCCGCGTATTTATCCTCATAGAGGCTTTGCATCAGATGTTCCAGTTCCGCAATGCGGGCAGAGACCGCCCGAAGTTTGTTCTCACAGGAGGCCATCAAATCCTGCCGTTGGGCATTCTTCATGTGGATGATCTTCTCCAGCAGGCGATCCCGGTCATACGCCGCAAATTGAGCCTTCTCCCGAATATCGGACAACACCAGTTCTGCAAGGATATGTTCATAGATTGTGTGAATTGTGCAGGCACTCTTTCCCCTCTGGATATAGGTTCCGCAGATAAAGGAGCTGTATCGCCCTGGGGTTCCATCCTTGCGGATAAACCGTTCCACCCGATTTCTCATTTTTGCGCCGCAGTCAGCACAGTAAACGAGGCCGGTAAAAATGCTTTTGATACCGTCGGAGGTGGGAGATTTACGCACCTTCTTTTGGGCAATGCTGGCAGCGGTATCCCATACCTCACGGGAGATCAGCGGCTCATGGGTTCCCTCCACTCGTATCCAGTCCTCTTGCGGCTTGGATTTCAGTTTTCTGGATTTGTAGGACAATGTGCCGGTTTTCCCCTGAACCATGTTGCCGATATAGACCTCGCTTGCAAGGATTCTTCTTACCGTAGCTCCTACCCATTCCTGACTGACCTCACTGGGAATATTTTGTCCCTTCCGCTGGTAATACAGCGACCGAGGCGGCGTGATGCCGTCCTTGTTCAGCTTGTCGGCGATTTGGCTGAACGTAGTGCCTGCCGCCCTCATGTCAAAGATATGGCGCACGATGGGCGCGGTTTCTTCATCAATGACGAGGTGGTGTTTATCCACAGGGTCCCGTTTGTATCCGAAGGGGGGATAAGTCCCCATGAATTTCCCGTTTTCCGCACAGGCTTTTTTGACCGCCTTGACCTTTTTGCTGGTATCTCGACTGTAAAATTCGTTAAAAAGGTTCAAAAAGCACATAACATCGGTGCTGCTGTCATTGTTCCCGGTGTCAATGCCGTTATTGAGGGCGATGAACCGGCAACCGATGGACGGAAACAGGTAGTCCGTATACTGCCCAAATTCAATGTAGTTTCTGCCGAACCGGGAAAGGTCTTTTACCAGAATGACATTGATTCGCTTGGCCTTTGCGTCCTCGATCAGCCTCTGGACACCGGGCCTTTGAAAATTCGTCCCGGAGTATCCATCATCAATATAGATGTCAATCTCATTCCAGCCCCGGTCCCGAACATACTGCTGAAGCAGGAGCTTTTGATTTTCGATGCTGGCGGATTCGCCGTCACGCTCATCATCGTTGCTCAGTCTGCAATAGATGCCGACATTGTATGTAGTCTCAGCCATTTGTTTTACCTCCCGGCCTGTCAGATTCATACCCTGTGCGGCGCTTGGCTCTCATCGGATTAATCCGATGCTGCCATTATACAGATAGGCACAGCCCGATGCAAGGATGCTGCCAGCCACCGTAGGGCAGGGAGAAGGAGCTAGTAAGCAGGGGCAGAGGCCAGGTCCTCCATAGCGCGGCGGACCGCCAGTTGCTCCAGGCTTTTTCCCAGGTCCTTCTCACCGGAAAAAACACTGGTGACACGATAGATTGTGTTCCCAATGCGTACTTCCTTATAGGAAGTCGTGACTTTGTTCTTGTCCTTCATGCCAACCTCCAGTCATATTGATAACTGCAAATTCGCAGTGAGTTTCTCTGAAAGAAGCAGCCGCGCCGGAGAAAAGGTGTGTCCGCATACATAATGGCGGCGGTTTCCCGGCGCGGCTGTCCCGATTGTCGGTGTGATTGTCGATGTATCACTCAATTCGCCGCATTTGCCACGCATCCCCGGCGATTGGGGGTATTGCCTCTTGTTCATGGGTCGCTGCTGGCGCAGCCGTCATAACTCCACAGCACCGTTATATAACATATGCCGTAGGGTTCCCCCCTAGTCCTTGGGAGGCCGTGAGGAAGTCTCATTATTCCCCATACAGGTCAATGCGTACCGGGCGCTGACCCGGCTTACAAGGGTTATACGTTGATCGCTCGGCCAGCTTGTCCATTTGGTCCCCCTTTCACAAGCTAGTGTCCTGGCGGCGCACCCTATCCCGCTGCTGCATGGTTTTCGTACCCGCAATACCGTGTATTCAATTTTCAAAGTACAACGAACGGCACGAAGTACGCGCCCTTCACCTAACACAAGGAAATAGCCGTTTTTTGAATAGCGAAAATTGTCGAACCCCTATTGTTCACAGTTTATTTACAATTTTCTCTATGATTTCAAAGCAAGCATAGATTGCCCTGGGAGATACTTTCTCCACAGCGGCGATCTCTGGGATGCTGAGATGATCTACATGGTACATCCACAAGCGATGGTACTGCTTGGATGTAAGACTGCTCCTGACTTGCTCTAGCATCCTGCGCCGCCGTTCACGCTGCTCCGCTTCTATGTAGGGGGCAAGCACAACATCCTCAGCAGAGGGAACCTGGATGCCGTACTGGTCCTCTAAGGAAAGGCAGGCATCGTCCTCACGCCCAGTGCAATCAATTTCCTTGTAGTCACTGTCAGACCAGCTTTTCCAGTAGATGAACTCCTCCTCGCTGGCGAAATCCTCACGAGTAAGGCGAATATTGGGACCGCTGACGCTTTGACAGACAATGGCGGTCTTGTCAAATTTGTTCAGCGAAAAATCAGTGCGTGTATTGAACATAATTGTCCTCCTGCGATTGTCAATGGGTGAATAGTTTGGGGGCATCGACAATCGGGAGGACCTCGGCAAAAATACCACGCTTTGCCAAAATGTGAACTTTTTGTTAATATTTCGTCGTTTTTCTGCCTGGAAGCAAAAAATTTGGAAAGCGGGAGAACAGCTGTGAAAGCATTCGACAGCTTCTCCCAATATCTGATGTCACCATTAGTCAGGTATTGGGAGAAACTGTCGAGTAACAAAAATACCACAGAAAGCATGAAAACTTTCTGTGGTACTGGAAGTGAGGAATAATGGACTTGTAAGTATGAACTGGGTGGCCTGGGCGAAAATGCCTGGATTTTATGTAACTGTAAAGCCATGTAATCCTTTCTGTTGGAAACAACCTTGCACCATGTGCTGATTACGGCCTATTTCTGTAATCGTAAAGAACCTATCAGCCATAGAAATTACGCAAGCGTTATTTCCGTGAAGGATTAGCATCTAAACTTAGCTTAATCATAGCATCTTCTGACAAAATATTTTGTCGGAATTTGCAGATTCTGGAAAATAAAAATCTTTGTTTGGAGATAGAACCTGGAAAATGAAAAATGCACCAGGATAATGCCATATCCGGGTACATTCTTCACCATATGCCTAGCCCATATGAGACTACTCATTTTTGTCCAGATAACGACTGTCTATCTGAAAAATTGAATCAATCGGTATTGCAGTATTGTCTTGAAGGATAATGTTGCTGCCTATTCGGTCAATTTTCTTTATTTCTCCTGAGACTGATATATAGGCCCCACCGCTCTTATACTTATCCGGTACATAGTAGACAACCGTAACCTTTGGGTGCTGGGGAAGAACATCTTCCAGCATACGGAGACGCGCATCCAAATCCACTTTCTGATCTTCGCTCAGGTCAACCTCTGAATCAGTAAGCCGTCCCGCCTCTCTGATTGCTCCCTCAAAACCAGTCAGGGCCGCAAAAGGGGAAAATTGGGCAGCTCTATCAATCGCTGGCATCCGGGGATGTCGTGTGGAAACATGATGCGGGAGGTTGATAATATCATCATAAGCGCCCATTATGCTTTGTGGCCTCCAATCTGACCGTTGCGGCTGATTGTGGTTGCGCCTTCTTCCAGGTTCATTCCTTTCAGAATGGCATTTTTACCAAACCTCTTTTTTATATCCAGCATGGTCCTCTGCATCCGCCGTTCTCGTTCCATGGCAGCTTTTTCCTCGGCCTTGAGTTTTGACTGTGCATCATAGTCGGTAAACAAATCAAGCTGCTC